TACAATCGGACGACCATAGGCCATCAACTTAATTTCCTTGTGTGACTGCTTGCTCAACTTGTGCAAGGTCAAATTCAAGGTCTGGTCAAAAAACGTGGTTCCGTTGTCACGGCTTGAAGTGATTGCCTGCTCGAAAGAGGAAGTTCCTTTCAAGTCGTATTTGTAAGCGGTCAATCCGCTTCCGAGAACGTCGATAGCATCCGTATTGGTAGCATCGTATGTTACCGTAAGGTTTGCGTAGTTCAAAAAGTAAACCGCATTCAAACCACCTACAACGTCCTTGCAGGGTTCGATACGGCCAAGGGATAAAGCACAAGCCATTTTGTTTTTATTTAAGTAAGTTAAAAAAGAAAGGGGTGGGGCGTTATTACACCACCACCCCCTTCAAGGAATTTAGAAACGATTAGGCGTAGTAAACGATGTCGGAACCGATACCGTACTGGATGCCTGCGCTCATACGCATAACCAAGCGGAAATTTTGACTTCCGTCAATGTCCGACATATCAATCAAGCGCACCTCGTTTTTGTCCGACAACAGCCCGCAGCCGAAAAACAAGTTGCTCTTTTGAGCAGCAACGATGCGGTTAGAAGACAAACCTTCTGCCAATACAACGGGGATTCCGTCGAAGAACAAAGGCTCGGAGCCGTACCACATAGTACCTTGGTTGTTCACACCATTTGCACCCAGACCAGAAGCTCCGAATCCACCCAAAGCACGTACATAGGCCTTGGCTACGTTTTGAGAAACGTACAAGTAAACGTCTGGCTTGCCGTACAAAGCAGCGGGGATAGCGTCAACTACCTTGCCCAATTCGGCGATAACGTTAGAAGCGGTAACGGTAGTACCAGTTACGTCGATAACGTCAGAATCAGCGGCAAACAAAGTTTGGAAACCTGCGAACTGGCCAGAAGATGCATTAACACCAGCCCAGATGTTTTGCTCGATACGAGCGGAAACACGCTCGGCAGCGTAAGCAATCAAGAAGTCGGTAAAGGAGGCGGGGATATTCTTGAATGCAGAATAGCCCATCTCAACGGCTTGCCAAGTTTGCTCGAAGTCCTTTTTGCACATTTGCAAGTTAACTTGGAACTCTTCCAAGGTCAAAACACGCTCGGTCAAGGTAACGGTAGAAGTAGGGTCGAAGTCGCAAGTAGCGTCCTTCAAAATGTCGTCCGTGTTAACCTTTTGGATAACGGATTTGTACAATACGTTGGGCATAACCTCGATAAGGCCTTTGTCCAAGGTAGGTGCGCTCAACAGAGCGGCAGCAACGTATTTACCAGCGAACTCGCCAGCATACGTAGTGGTGATAGAAGTGTTAGTAGGCATTTGTTATTTTGGTTTATTTGTTAAGTCGTGCAAGGACACGGTCAAGGGCTGACTCTGTTGCGTTCTGCGACAGGTTTACAACTTCCTTGGTCTTTCCTTCGGGGTTATGTTTAATAGGGGAAGCGGCTGGTACGTCAGAAGACATTTCTTGCTTCTTCTTGTAAGAACCCATTTCCTCACGCATAGCGGACAACTCCGCCTTCATTTCCTCAATGAGGGGCATAACCACCTCTTTGATTTTGTCTTCAACAGACGGCTCCATAGCGGCTTCTACCTCTACTTCTACCTCTGGTGTTTCCTCTTCGGCTGCTGCTTCTTTGATTTCGCCAACAACGCCTTCTTCGGTAACGACCAAAACACGTCCGTCTTCCATCAGGTATTCACCTACTGGAACGGCGATGCGGTCTTCTTCGCTAACGATAAAGATGGGTTGGCCTGCTTCAAATGCTTCGGCTTCAAGGACAGTGCCGTTGTCAAGTTTGGCTTGCGCCAACTTAACTTCTTCTTCTACTGCGGATAGCTCCGCAAAGAACTTGGTGAAAATTTCACTTGCCTTCATAATTCAACTAATTAAATGGTTATTGGATTGTTACAAATTCGGGGCTTTGTTCACTGGGCCTACTCCCTGCGCTCGGAGTGAACCATCGCAGCATTTGGAGGAATAGGTGTTGTTTTTGCATAGGCAGCCACGCTTGCCGTTCTTGGGTGAAGTGCGGGATGGTGTCTCTTTCATAATTTACCGAGTTCTTTTAATTTAGATTCAGACCAACGCTTTGCGGCAAGCCCGCCCCATAGCAAGTAGCTAATAGTACCGCACGCTTCGGTATCTCCTTCGTCATAGTATGTTTCGGCTCTTGATAGGTACGAGTACATACGGCTAATTGTTTCTACGCTTATTGGCTTTCCGTCTGCGAGTTGCTGCGCTCGTATCTTGCCGACTTGCGTAGCGCATTTGTTACCGCCTTTCTCGTTTAGCTCGATACCACGCTTTGCGTTATTGCGAACTGCCTCTGGGTAGTCGCTGTACGATTCCATTTCGATTCGCTTCTTGCTTTTTAGGCGGCCGTCCTTTTTGATTTTGGCAATAATATTAGAAAGCAGGAACTCGGCTTCTTCTTCCTCGATGCGTTCCAAGTGGGATTCCATTTGCAACTTGTCAACAAAGTAGCCCTCTATTGAGAAGCCCTTTACACGGCCTGTTTTAACGTAGTTCTCCCAAACGTCTTCGTTATTGACTTTCATAGAAACCATCCAAGTCCCTTCGGGCAACTCCATTCCGTAGATAGCCGTCTTGTCCTTTTTGGGGTCTTCAATAATCCACGATTCAACAACCGACAAGCCATTAAGCTCCGCTGCGTGTTCGAGCGTTGTGTTGCCTTGGTAGCCACGCATAAGGAATAGTTCGGATGCCTTGCGTACCGTCTCCTTTGAGAAGTAAACGTAAAACTCTTCCCCTCCTTGGTTGCGGTAGATGGTCTTGTTGGGAATTAAAGCTGCGCCCATAAGGATTCGCTTTTCCTCGTCTTGTTTGGCGAACTGTACTTCGTGTTCCTTTGACAGGGTAATAAAGTTCTCCTCAATAGCGGGATGCTCAACGATGCTTATGGCATTGATACCATTAAGCCCTTCCGTGTCCTCTAAAACTAATTCAATTACTTTCATTATCCGAATGTTGCTGTTCTTGCTCTGCGTCTATTTAAGTTCTGTTGTGAAGTAACCTCACCCGCTACCACGTAGGCACGGACGGGGCGATTGTTTACTGCATTCACCGATTCTGCTAACTGGTTTATACCGCTACGTCCTACAACGTTAAACTGCGGTGCGCTTGATGCTGAAGGGGCGGCAGACGAGCCACCTCCGTAGTCGGTACTGCCTGTTTCTGGCGATTCAAATTGGCTTCGTGCGATTGCTGCAATTTGCGCTCCGCTAAACGCTGCCGCAAGGCCCGCTTGTACAAATGGATACGCAGGAAAGGCAATAGTGTACGGAGACGCTTGTGCGGTCTTGTATGCGTTCTGCACGGCTTCAATACCACTAACGACCGCAGAAGCAAGGGATAGCTTTTTTTGGAACTCAAACTGCTTCTTTTTAGAGGCCTCGTCCTCACCAGCAAACGCAGCAGATAGTTGACTAATGGCCGACAAACCATCCTTTGCCATTTGGAAGCGAGCAGAGGCAACCTCCTTGTCGAGTTCCTTGCTATTCCTTGCGTACTCTGCGTCTAATACTCCCTTATCCCTTGTTAATTGTAAATACGCATCGTATGCCTCTTGCTGGGCAACGGTTCCTTCTTTGGCCGAATCAAGACGAGCTTTGGCAATCTGAATTTCAATATCGAGAATTTTTGTTTGGGCAGCATATTCGTCTTCGAGTGCCGTTCTGCGATTCTCGCTAAATTGAATAATTACGGATTGCTCACCTTCGATTATTTCGCCATTCTTCAAGAGCAATTCGTTGTACGTCTGCTGCTCTCTGTTTAGCGACATTTGATTCATAAGGAACTCCGATCGCTGGCCAGCAACTCGCTCCTCAATATCTATCAATTCGGTTCGTGCTTGAATCAAGGCAACCTCGTTCTCAATGCTTGGTAACTTGGAAAACTGCGCTTCTGCCGCAGCAACAGATGCCTGTACCAATTCCTTCTCTTTTGCAAGTTGTTCGGTTAGGATGTCGCTAACTAGTGAATTGGCCTCTATTCTATCCTCAATGCTCTTTTGCTCGTCGTCACGAACCTGCCTTGCCTGCTCGGCTAGCAACTGGTATTCTAATTGTACCGCTGTTCGTTGGGCCGCTGCTCTTGCTGCTTCTTTTTCAAGTTGCACAACCTCGGAAGCGTCCGAAATAACTGTACCCAAGTTTAATGCCGTGCCTTTGGTGAAACTATCAATGATTCTGGAGACGGTTAATTGAACCGCTCCGAGGGCGGTGTTGAAAATATCGACTACGGCTTGGTTGGCAGCAAATGCCTCCGTAGCCGTATCAAGGGCAACCGAAACAAGGGCGATACTCTTTGCGCTATTGGCTAATTCCTTGAAAGAGCTGTTGGTCTTCTCAACTTCCCTTTGAACACCCTCAACGGATTTCTCGGTTTTATCGAAGGCGGTTTTAGTGGTCTTGCCTACTTCCTCGATGGTGTCTCGGAGTTTGCCCGCCTCTTTGTTTAGCCCTTTAATGCTATCCTCCAAGCCAGAACCATCGCCCTCAATCTTTACAGTTTCGACAACCGCCATATCTTCAGTTTTTCCTCTATTTTGTCTTCCGTGAGCTTGTAAGTGCCTTTTGCAATTTCCACTTCGTGCGATACGCCCAGTAGTGGTTCGTTGTTAAGCACCTCTACCAAGTAACCTAAATAGCTATCCCTCATACATTGTTTAATAACTCAAACTCGGCTCGTCCTGTCGTTAGGTTTATACTTACGTTGTTAACCAACCACCTCTGCCCGTTCCAGGTTAACTTATTTTTTAGGTCGAAGTTTAGAATCTTGCCAAGTGGCAAAATCGCAGGAACCCGCACTAATCTACGGCTGGGGTTGTACAAGTCCGTAATGTAGTCGCTCCAGTATTCATTGTAAAGTGACTTATTAACCGACTGCAGAAAGTACGGGTCAAGGTCTGCTCCGAAGTTCGTACTCGTTACGTTTGCTCCGTTGGAATAGCCGCTTGAACTGCTTGCAAAATTTAACACATCAATAGCAACGCAGCTATCGCCTGGGACGATTGTTTCCGATTCATCTACAAATCCAATTACCGCAGTACCTGGAGCTGTAATAAGGTCAAATCCAGGTGTCATATAAAACAAAAACGGCTGCCCTAAATAGGTTTCTAGTTCTCGTGTTATTGCATAGCCCGCCAATACGTTTGTTAATACGTTCGTATCTTGGTCGGTAAGCCGAGTAAAGAGCATCTGGTCGAACTGCGGCTCTACCGCAAGCTCATCGTCCGTGTCAAAAACGAAGTTGGAGCGAAGGTCGCCATAACCCACGTCGTTAGTAAGGCGGTATTCTTCGCCTGTAATTGCCCCTGTTTCGTTATACTTGAAATTGATTTGCTTGTACAGTTGTGGGCGTTCTACTTGGCTTTCTGTTATGTCAAAGTATTGCGATAGGTCAACGTCCGTGCCATCACCATACCATTCGTCAAGAGGCAAAAGGTCAAACTCCGTGTCGCTCGTTGGAATAATTACCAAGTTGAACATTTTGCAAAGCGAAGCCAAAAAGTCAGTAACCTTTTGCTCTGGCATCAAAGAAGGAATATCGACAACGCCAATAGCCGCTTGTGCGCCGGAATTGTATGCTGAAACGTATTGCGTGTTGGGCGAAAAGGATAATTCTATCGCTACTTCGTCAACTGTACAACTACTGGTTTCGTTGGTGGATTGTTTAAACGCAAAATAAACATTTGAATTGTTGGTTACTGGAATTTCCGAAAAAACAAAAACAGCAGAGCCGGTTTGTGCCTGCTGTGCATAAAGGACTCCGTCAATAAAAACACCAATCGTATATTCGTTTGCATAAGCACCAACGTCTATCGAAATAAGCATATCGTAAACATTCCCAGAGCCAGTAATTCCCTGCGGTGTAAACGTGCTTGTAGAATAATTCCACCAGTCGGTAGTAATTACGGAGTACGGGGAGGGAGCTATAACCTGCGTCCACCGCATTGCGGTTGGAATATCCTTGTACATATACCCAGCGTGGCGGTGACACCACATATACAGGTTTTCAAAGTTCTCAACGCCGGTAAGGTTTATTGTAATGCCGTATTTTGTTTCAATGGCCTCAATAATTGCCTCAATGGTTATCGCTGGCTTTAGGTCATAATACTGAATGCCGTGCGTTTCGTTTTCGTTGTGAAAGTGAATGTTATTCGGGTCGTGGTTTCCATTGTTTGAATCGTAAAACCAAACGTCCTTCGCTGAAATAAGCGGATAACGCACTGGGTCAAGCAACGTGCCTACAAGTCCATTGTAAACCTGTCGCTGGTCGTAGTCGTGGTTGTAATCCGACAACCCTTCAAGGTCGTACAAGTAGTCCTCCCCGAAAATGTCGGTTAGGTTAACCAGCAATCCATAAAACGTAATATCATAAGCGTAAGGAGCGTTCTTACGCATTTGTACGCCCTCCAATTCAATAGAGCCATACCGAAATACCAACCCGTTGATTTCAATGCGTCCATCGGCTCTTAATCGGTAGTCAGCACCACCCACAATATCCGTGCGGTAGTAATGCTCAAAGATGGCGTTGTTACGTGGCGAAGCGGGAACGCTAAACCCCTGCGTAAAGTCAGTAAAGACCTTGCTTATGTCTTGTATGTTTTGAACCGATAGGTTAATCGTAATATCCTCGTCTTGGAATACGTCAAGCTCTTGCTCGCCTACAAAAATTGTAACCTTGTTCCTCATCGTGCATTGTTTCTAATATCCCAAGCAATATCAAACGTCAAGGTGTAATTAATGTTTCGGTCGTTAACCTCTTTAAGGTATTGTATTCCAGTATCTTGCGGGTTAACGGTAAACTCTACTCCTTCGTAATTGATGGAGCATTTTTCACTCATAAGGATTTCACGGATAACGTCGTCGTAGTTCTCGTCCACCCAGCCCGTATTTAGCACAATCGTTTCACGGCTGTTTACGTCAAAGTTACGATACTGAACTTGTTGCGAAACGTTGAATGGCTGGTTCAACTGCGGCATATAGCTTTCACGTGTTACGGCTCCGCTTCTTGTTGAGACCTTAAAGAAAGTAACAAAGTCGCTAACGCCAAAGCGGTTAATAAACGTAAGACGTACTGGCGTGTACTTCGGCTCGCAAACCAACTCGTAATTGTAGTCGGTAGCATTTTCCTCGTAACCCAATTCGGCAAGTGCCGCACGTAGGCAGGCGAATCCTTCGCACGTTCCCCCATCGGCTTCGACCCGTGCTTTGTAGTTGACTGCTGCGCTATCGCTAATAAGCGAAATAGTGTAGTCCTCGGTTGGTACAACCCCCAAAAACGAATCTATGCTTGCGGGGCCTGCGGGAATGTAGATTACCTTTTGCGTGGATTCCGTGCTTGTGTTTGCAAAGCCCAGCTCGTCAGATAGCACGTAAAAATAGTCCGTTCCGTTTACATTGTACAGAACTCCATTAAGGTCGGTGTTGGTGTCGTACAAAGCGGGAAGCGACTGCTCATAGCCGCTGTAAACTTGCATCGTGCGGTTGGTCAATAGACCAGCGCCAGCAACAATACCACCCGACTGCTGCGTAAATGGTAGCCACCCATCGGAGCATAAGAAGGACTGGTTGCTTTGGATTACACCAGACGCAGGCGTGCCTGCATTCACGTAGTTAGACGAAAGAGTAAACTTGCACCAAACTACTTCGGTTGTTGCTGTTTCCCAGTCGCTAATTGCTCCGTTCTTCAATACCGAAGCAATTTCCTCACGGATAAGGTCGCTAATTTCAAACGTAATAGGCGCATCGTCGATGCTCGTCTTGAATAGGGTGTAGTCAGCTGTTGGGCTTGATGCGCTGCTGCCAGTAAACACACGCAGAACAAGCGTAGCGTCAACGAGGCCGTCGTTAACGGCACTCCCCTTGGTTAGCGTTATGAAGATAGGCGACCTTGTTAATTGTAACGAGGCGGGGAAGGTGGCTATTGGAAGTCCCATTATTTACGTGTAAATGCTTGGAAGTCGTCTGGGCCAAGGCCAAACGCTTCGATTAATTCCTTTGGTAGTTTATTAAAGTTCACCTTGAAGGGGTTGCTAAAAAAGTAACTCGGCTTTATACCGTTGTTGTACACGCTTCTTGCTATCAAGTATTGCAGCGACTTCCGTGGGATAAAACGCCCCTGCTTGTCTCGGATGCCTTGAAGCCCCTTTCGGACTACCCATTGAGCGAATGCCTTGGGTGGTGGCATCTTGTTGGTGTATTTGTACGGCGTGTTGTACTTACGCTTGACACCGCTTACGCCCTTGTCTTGAAACTCCCCGTAGTCCTCCATTTCAAAGGTCAGGGAGAACGAATTAGGGCCTACGGATAGGTCGTAGTCCAACGAGTTGTAAAGTTCCTTGGATGCGTTCTTTTTCTTCTTGGTAAGATTTTGCCTCGCCTGTTGAATTACACGCTTTGCGAATTTATTAAGAACCGCCTCGACCAACTCCTGCCTTGCCATTAGCAAATACTAATTTCGGTGTTTGGTACAATCAAGTCGAAGGTCAGGTTCCAACCCGTTAGCAAGTTCTCAAACCTTTCCGTGAATGGCTCGCAACTTACGTCTCCTTCGATTTCGTATTTGTCCGTGTACAGCGTGCCCCTGCGTAACTGCGACTGAAGTCCGTTCAAGATTGCAAGGGTCGTGTTCAAAATATCCTGCTGGTTATCTACCCCGAAGAATGGCTCGTTTTGGTTTCTCAAATCTTGCTTCGTTTCGTCCACGATGTCCATAGCAAGAACCGATACATTAAAACGAATTACGTGGTCGGAGAACGTGGCTTGGTTCACCATAATATGTGCCAGCGGAAAGATGGTCTGCTTGTTTAGGTCAACGTCGAATATATCGCCAAACGTAACCACCTTTACCAGCGGGTGACTGGTCAGGTAGTCGTTTATTTTCTCGGTGGCTTGGTAGAAACTTCTCATAACTTTAATTTTTGCATTTCGATTTCGTTCTTCTCCTTCTCAAAGGTTAGGTAGGTCAAGCATTGATGAATAGGTAGTCGAGTGACTGCTTCAAACTTTGTGACGTCTCCGTTAGCCAAAGCATAGATGCTGGAATACCATCCCCATCGCTGTCCAAACTGTGCTTCTCTTGTGTAGATGTCTTCGCTTCCTTCGCCAAAGAGTTTAGTGTATGTTGCGCTAATACGTTCCCTAAACGATAAAAAAAAACCATCGCACCCAAGGCAACCGATACGGGCATCTGCTTAAACAGTTCCTCCCTGCCTTCGTCTGGCGTGTAGTCCTCGATGTCGTAGCGTTCGCCTTTCTCCTTGGTGACGGGTCGGTACAATACCGCCATAGCTCGGTGCATCGTAGCCCAGTCCTTCATATAGTTGTCAAGGTCAACAAACTCACCAAGCGAAATATCGTTAAGGGCAGGAATGAATCCGTACTTCGTTCCTTTCAACTCGAAGAACTTGGTAAGGTCTGGCTTTTGGTTTAGGGTCTTGCTCAATACGGTTAGGACGTTGTTAGCGTCCACAAGGCGAACCTTTGGCAAGTCGGAAAAAGGAACTTGGCAAAAGATTTCAAGCATCTTCTTTTGGCGGAACTCTTCGTCCCCTTCAATACGGGCAAAGCGTTGGTATTGCTCCAACGTAATTTCGTCAAGTGACGTAGGTACTACTAATTTCAGTTCCATAGGTAAATAACTCAACGGACGTTATAGCGACCGTAGTTTGGTTTAGAGAGCTTATTTGCTACCGCATAACGTGCAGCGTCGATTCCGTGGTTGAATGCGTCTATCGGCTTATTAAGCAGGTTTCCGTTCTTGTCTTCAACCCACTTGTAATTCTGGAGTTCTTTGATTAGGTTGCTGCTCCGTGGCGTTACGAATAGCTTATGCCGTTTTAGAATATCAATTCCTGCGTTTACCGAGTCGGCTCCCTTTACAGTTGGTTTTACGTTCCACCCGAAGCGGTGCAGCTCGTCAATAGACTTTGGCTCTGCGCTATCGGCAAAGACCTCGTCCCTTCGGTCTAAACTGAATGACTGAAAATGGGCGTGAATGTCTCGGTTTGTGAGTCCAGTTCGGTAAATGAGTTCGTCAAGGTATAAGTTGTTTTCCAACTGGTAAACGGCCACGAGTGCGGTTGGGTCGTTGGTGTAACCGAAGTCAAGTCCATAACTGATAAGTTTTGCTTCTGTTGGTATTTCGGCCTGCCCGAACTGAAAGATGGTCGCTCTTGACATTCCACGCTCACCCAAGCCATAGATGCGCCAGTAGTCCTCGTCTGTGTCTCGTAGGCGTTCGATTTCGTCAACAATCGACTTGTCGAGAAACGGGTTGTCCCTGTACGTTGTTTGGTAAAAGTCGCAGTCCTCACGGGGTATAACTCGGTCGTAAATCCAGTGAAACGAGTCGGAGGGGTTGTAGTCAATAATAATACGCCCATCGGTACGGAATACCAACTGCTGCCAGTCCTCGTAAAACAACTCGTTACCCTCATTGATGTAAAGAAGGTTCCGTTTGCGGCCACGTATCTTCTGGGGCTGGTCAAGTGAAATAAACTCAACAAGGTTTCCGTTTAGGTGGTATTCGTTGCTGGACTTGTTATGGTATTCCTCGTTGTACAATTCGTAGGCACGTAGGATGTCGAGAAAGTCACGCATAACCGAAGCCCGAAGCGAAGGAAACGACTTACGGCAAATGGTGATGGTCTTGCCTGTATTTCGATAGGTATATTCAAAAATAATCCAGAGTAGGATATTGTAAGTTTTCCCACTCCGTGTACCGCCTTGCTCAACAACAATCTTCTTGTCGCTGCGTTGCAGGTGGTTAAATACCTTATTCGTTCGTATCTTCTCCAAGCACCTCTATTTGGAATAACTTACCGCCTACGGCATCAATTTCCTGACGCTCAATGTAACCACGCTTCTTGCCCTTGGTCTTAAGAAAGAAAATGGTTGCGGTGGAGTTACCCTCTTTGATTTGTTTATGCAACTGGCTTTCTGCAAAGTCAATAGCCACGTCTGCGATTGAATCGACTGCTGCTTTGTATTCTGGGTCTTCACGCATCCAACGGTAGTGGGTTTCCCTTGCGATGTCAACGCTCTTGCAAGCGGAGGTCACAACCCCTAAAGATTTCTCCAACGCATCGAGCATTGCCTTTTTATGGATGTCACTACTTGTCATAAGGCTTTCCGTTTATTTTAATTTCAAGTGAGGGGTCGAGCTTGTGCATTCGGTCAATAATAACCTGGCAATACTTCGGGTCAAGTTCCATACCATAGCACTTGCGGTTCAGTTGGTGTGCTGCTACCATCGTAGAGCCGCTGCCGAGAAATAGGTCAACAATAATTTGATTCAACTTAGATAAGTTGTTTAATATATCGCTGCATAATTTTATTGGCTTCTGTGTGGGGTGAACTCTCTTTTCACTTTCTCCCTCTCGATGAAAGCCATCCCAAGTGCATTTGTATTTTTTAATCGCTATCCCATCTCCATTAGTCCAAGCCAACTCACAATCGCTAAACGTAGTTCCTTCAGGTCTGTTCTTGTCCCAAACAACCCACTGTCCTCTTGATGGAAGTTTATCCAAAAAGTAATTAGCTCCCCATATAAATATAAAGCAGTCAAACAAAAATATATGACTTGGGTCATAAGGCTTATCGTCACCAATAACTTTTGAGTAGTTTCCTGCTTTTGCATTTTTAGTGTTACCGCCTATTGTCCCACCACTGCCAACAACGTCAACCCCATAAGGCGGGTCGGTAAATACCATATCCGCCCTCTCCCCGTCCATAAGCCTTGCGACTGCATCGCTATCGGTAGAATCCCCGCATAGCAGTCGGTGTTGGCCTATCTCTATTAAGTCACCAAGTACGATGTCTGTTTTTATTTCGGATGGTGCTTCGTAATCATCTTCCTCTGCTTCGAGTACGGGTGTATTGTCAAATGGCAATTCGAGACCCCAGTCCTGCAATAACTCGGCATCCCATTCGTTTGCCAGAATATCCCAGTCCCATTCACCGAAGCCAACGTTGTCCTTGATTATGAACTCCGCCTGTTGCTCTGGCGTTAGTTGGTCGGCAACAATAATCGGAACCTCGGTAAGCCCTGCGGCTTGGCACGCCTTTAATCGCATATTCCCACCCAGCACCACCATATCCGCATCCACAACAATAGGACGCAGGTTTAGCATCTCAGGGAACTCCTTGATTGACTTTACGAGCTTTTTGAATTTATCGTCTTTAATAATTCGTGGGTTGCTCGTATTGGGAACCACTTGGGTAATTGGTACTATTTGCATTCCTTTTTATTTTATTTACAATACAACCAGCAGTCGTCAATCAAGGTACGGCTTGGTAGCAACTCGTCCACTGCTTTAATTACTCCCTGCCAGTTTTGGTGGTAGTCGTCTCCTGCTAAATATCCGCCTTTTTTTACCCTGGGTAGCCATAGAGCAATATCCTCCTTTACGGCTTCGTAGGTATGCGTTAGGTCGATAAACACAACGTCCAAAGATTCGTCTGCAAACTTCTTGGAAGCAGTTTTAGAAGTGGCCTTAATGGATTTGTATTTGCGTTCTCCCATATTGGCCTTGAACATTTGATAGATGTCTACCTCTGTTGCCAGCTTATGTGTTGTGGTGAGTTCGTTTGGTGAACCCTTCCAAGTGTCAATGATTGTTATTTGCTTGTCTGTTGCTTTGTCGCATAGGTAGGCCGAGGACTTGCCGAGCCAAGCACCAAGCTCTACGAATGTACCCCCTTCTGGCATTTGGGATATTAGGTAGTCGTATGCTGCCTCGTGGTTAAACCAGCCGTCTATATCTTGGTAGTGTTTCATTTCAGCAGGCGTTCTAAACGAATGTCGTTAAAGTCGTGTATATTGAAGTTGGTTGTCATATCCTCGTGCAGCTGCATTGCAATATCAAACGCTTTGTCTATTGTTAATTCTTTAATCGCTTTGTTCCAGTCGCCTTTATGGGCAACCTTAATACAATTCTTGTCGGTTAGGTGTTGGGCATAGGGTGCTACGTCACTAATAATTAACGCACAACCAGCAAATCCAGCCTCAACCATTTTTAGATTCGATTTGCAGCGATTAAACTCACTTGGGATAAGTGGAGCCAGCGCAACGTCAAACGCTTGGTACATTGCTCCGTATTCATTCGGCGGCATTGTTTGGAGCTTGTATCTTGCTCGACTGGCTTCAACGTAGCCACCAATATCGGCAACGTAGGATTCAACTGTTGAGAGGTCTATATTGTTTTGCGTAAGGTCAGGCAGGTGGCTTATGCCCGCAACGTAACCAAAACGCATTTCGTCGGACGGCTCCCGTGTTATTTGCCATTGCGGGTCGGCGGGGTCTAGGCCGTTGGGAATGATAACTACGTTTTTATTGAGCTTCTTGATTTTATCGGCTAAATACTTCTGCGTTGTCCACACCTCGTCCGCAAAATACATAGAGTTGCGTATTCGGTGTTCAAGTCCTGCTTTGTCGTAGGTAACTTTGGAGGGGTGGTCTAACGCCAAGTGCCACCAGTCGTCGTTATCAATAATTACCTTCTTTCCTGACTGCTTACAAATAGCGAAGAAGTTGGCGAACGATTCGCCAGAAAACGGTACGGCTCTGGAAAATATAACGTGAGTAATTCCTTCCCAGTTATCGGGCTGTACCTCCTGCTTGTAATTGATTATTTGAAAATCAATAAGCCCCTTCTCTTTGAGTAGAGTTAGGGGCTTGTATATGCGGTGGTACACCACTCCAGAATTTTCGTCACCGATACAAAGTACGCTTGGCCTCATCTTAAATAGTTGTAGTAACAAAGATACTCTTGGTGCGTCTTAATCTTTGGGTTTCTTGTCATTAGCTCTTGGGCAAACAACCCATCGGCTTCGTATCTGTACTCGAATCTTGCTTTGCCGATAAACCCAAGGCGAGCCATATAGGAGGCGGTGTCGATTGTTCCCACTCTGGGCGATTCGGTAGCGTGAAGGCGTGGGTCTCCATTGCGGAAGCATTGCGCCCAGTTTACAAAGTCCTCGGTGCTATCCTTGACGGCCTCAAACCAGTTCGGGTGAATTATGTTATCGTCGTCCAATATGTAAATGTAGTCGTTATCGCTTGCGGACGCTTGCAGGTAGTCAAGTGCCATATTGCGAAGCGGGTTGCCAAAGGCCCCGCCGAGGTTAGACCGCACCACTTTAACCCCTTTCGGTACTTCTTTCTTTTTGGTGGAGTAGTCCATAAAGACCGTCCAAGTGCAACCAGCAGGAATAGACTCCCGCAAGTGTTCGAGGTTCTCTGGTCGTGAGCAAGGGGTAACGATATGAATCATTGAGGTATTTTTTTCAAATGTACGGCCTTCAAGAAGTCCTTGGATAACTCAACACCAAAGTCGGCTTCGTGGTGGCATTCACGGCATAGAGCCATTAGGTTCTCGATTACGTCTCGTGTCTTGCTACCACCCATACCCCTTGGCTCGATATGGTGAATGTCCACGGCCCTTCGGCCGCACACTTCGCAGCTTACGAACTCAACTGGGTTTATCCCCATTGCTTTGAAGTAAATCTTCGTGTGCTTCTTCATAGTGTTCGCCTGAATTTCCGTTTCTGATAATAATGCGGAGGCGTTTCTCCTCCTCGTCTTCTACATAAGTGTAATTAGCGCAGCTCATAAGTTTATATTGTTGTCATTCATTAACTCCCGCAGTTGATCACGGCAGGCATAGTATGCCTTCAATTCGCCTTCCGAGGTTCCATCTGGTGCATACTTGGTTTTACTACGCAGCCATTGGTCTAAATCCCAAAGTGCCGAGTGCATTTTAGAAGCGGATGTTGCCAAGTCGAACTCTATCTGGTCTTCTGGCAAGTTATATTCGATTGTTGCTTTCATTCTTGAACCATTTTGATTATTAACCCAATAAAAACAATCGCAAGACCAAGCGCAATAGGAATGGTTATCGGTGAAGTCACCCACCACCAAGACCAATCAATGTACCCAGTCAATTTCAATCCCACAAATAATACGGTAAGAACTCCTCCGAATCCTATCCCGTTGCTTTTGTTATCGCTCATTTCTCGTTAGTGTTAAACGTTTTGAAATAGGTTTTTAATTGTGGTTTCAATCTCGCTCAATCGCTGCTCTGGCGATAACCCGCTATTCTCCGATTCAATTATAGCCGTGATTTCGTCTAACGTCTTGTAGCAAGCGATTAGCTCTTGGATTGGTGTTTTCATTTCTCGTTGGTGTCCCAATACATTTCGCATTCACCCTTTTTAATTGGTGAGGTCATAAAGTAGGATTGTAGCATACCAGCGGTAGCCGTGAAGCGGTAGCAGGTCTCCCGAAGGTCGCATCCCCTACCTGTGCATTTAGTTATATCGGTCATAATTGCCCAACGATTGTGTAGTTGTCTAACTCTGGCTCGTCCACTCCCATAAAGAACTCCTTGTATATGGAAATCGCCTCTTGCAACTTCTTCTCGCCTTCTTCAATAAACGCAGGGCTAACTGTGTAAATGCCCACGTCTAAACTCGCCTTGTCGATGGCAATAAATATAAACTTGTCAATCGGAACTCCAAATAGCCGAGTGTAGATATACGCCTGCAAGTCGTAACCGTACTTCTTTGCTGAATAAGGAAACGCACGTAAGTCGGTAGTGGTTTTTAGGTCTGCAATAAAGTTGTCTCCTAATATGTCGGCTTTTGCTCGAAAAGGTACGCCCTCTATCGTTCCAATAGCAGGAACCTCAAATTGGCAACCTTGAATATAGCCGAGGACGGATTCGTTGCGTAGCAGGGCATCTGCGATGCGTCTTGCTTCGTTGTATTCCTTCTTTGTAATTATTTGGCCGCCTCTTGCTTTGGCCTCCTTCCATATATTCGTATTCTTGCTCTGTACGTCAATAATATCGTACTCCTCGACTCGGTGCGGTTCCAAGGCCATCAAGTGAACCAATCGGCCCACCGAGAAGGCATCCGATTCGTCTTGGCCGTACTTGGTAACGTAGTGGTACGTCTTTGGCGATTGGAGCAAGAGTTTACAAGCCGAGGACGAAAGAGCGGCCCTGGAAAGGTATCCATAGTAGAAGGAGTCGTCCATCATCTTCTCCTTGACGGTTGCCTTATCCCAAGTGCTTCCGTCTAATAGTTCAATTATCTTCATTGTTTAGCGTTTAATGCCAGTTGCAACGCCTCGTTAAATCCACGCTGGAAGTTTATTTCCTTGTCGGATTCTTCAAGTCGCTTTAAGAAGTCAATATCTTTTTGGTCGATTCTTGCTCCGTGTTCGGATGCAATCTTTACAAATAGGTCGGTCAGTGTCATTTTAATTTCAATTTTACGAAGTTCAAAATCATCGAAGTAAGCGGACGAGCCAAATCCATCTTCCGCCTCACCAAGGCCGTAACGGTATTCAAGGTAAAGCGGCTCCATTTTGTCTGCGTCAAATACAAGCGTATCAATACAGCCGTCTACATAAATAGGAACCGCAACACGTCCATTGTATTTTTTGCTTTTAAGTTCCGAAAGAATGCTTGGCATTTTCTTTATACATTCCTCGTATAAACGCATTTCAAGCTCGGTCATAATTAAAAGTGTAAGTAGTTAAAGTCCTGCTCCATTGCTCGCTCGTACAACGGCTCCCAGTTAAAGCCCTCTACCATTGCTGGTTGATATGGGTGCTGGTCAACGTCACCAATGCCGTAAGCATCGACAACATCTAAACGCCAGCTAAACATATCTTGTACGGTTTTGAATCCCGCCCAAGCGGCAAATACCTCGAAGTAGTCGCCTGCGATGTCTTCGGGTGCAAGACCTTGGTTCTCGGCCTCGTACATAAGGTCGGTATAGGTCACTTGCATAGCACCTGTGCAATGTAGGATGGAACAATAAAAATAGCAAGCAACGCAGTGCTTACAATCAGGTACCAAGCGAGCCAAACGGTCACGTCTTGGAATAGGTCAATCAGTTTGTTTTTCATTGTGTGTGTGTTTAATTGTTCACCAAAGATATAAAATTTTTAATACATACAACATTGAGACAAAAAAAATAGCCCCGAAGGACTATTTATTTTTCCATTGCGTGTAGCATACCGCTAATCGCTGGTCTTGCCGTGGGTATTCTTTTATCATTGTATCGTCTGTGACGCAACGATTGATAAACTCCTTCTGGTCTTCTTTTGATTTAGGGGTTGGTAAAGGCATAGATTTGTTTTGCTTGGTTTACGTTTAAGAATCCTACCACCTTGTCAACCTTGTGCGTTTTTGCGAAGTCGGTTGTTGCTGGCATTCGTTTTGTCTCCCAGTTTATTTGCAAGTCAGCCAATCGGAAAACATAAATACCAACAGGGGTAGAGTTAATATAAATAGGGTTGGTCTCGAATTTTGCCGAACGAGCAAGCAAGTTGTCGTACTTCATTTTCTCAATAAGCAAGGTGTCGTAATGACTGCGCCTGCATTTTAACTCAATGTCAAAAGCCCATTGGGCAGAGTAGCAATCCCAGTGCGACATTGGCTCCTCGCTCATTTCCAAGTCAGGCAGGAATCGTTCTTTTAGGAACTCAAACAGCTGCCGTTCCGTCATACTCGGAATGTACGCTACGCAATTCCTCAATCCATTGCTTCCAAAGTTTAGGATTGCAACCGCAGGGAATATGGTAGGCGTGGTTAAAAATGCGGGCGTGAATCTTTGCGATTTGCTTCTGGTCTTGTGAACTCATTGAGGACTTGTACCGTGCATAGAACTCGGTAAGCCATTCGTATTCCTTCTGCTCCAAGCATTTAGGATTCTTGCTTGGGAATAATCTGTTGAGCTTCTCCTTGCGGGCTTCGCATCCGCAGTCCACGCCAGTAGCATCGCTAAACCAATCAACTACCGCCTTAATGCCAGCTGCCTCCGTAAACTGCTCGATGCGGTCACCGAGACCTTTTGGCTTTCGACCACGTTTGGTACTCGGCTTCGCAGTTGCTTTTAATTCGTTCTCTGCCATTTTTCAAAGTATGATAAATTGAACGTAAACTTATTTTGGTGTCGTTAGACAACTTGCGCATTGATACGTTAGAATCGTGATACAGAACAAACAGCTTGTTATCGTACCAGTCCCATTTTGCTATCTCGACCTTTACTGCTTCGGCTAATTCCGTAAAGGCCAAGTCAGAATCGAGGTCGTGCATTTCGTCTATATCGTCGAACTCTTCAATAGATACGAATTTAGCCGCCTGTTGCTGCTGGCGCAAGTAAAGATTCCGAAGTGTAATATAAACGAAAAACGTGTTGGGTTCTTCTCCATATCGAATCTTCTCAAAGTCCTTTACATACGTGTACAATCTTATGTACATATCTTGAACGAGGTCTTGGGCGGTATCATAGTCCGCACCAAAACTTTTAGCCATCCGAATCCAGTCGGCGTGGCGTTCTGCTAATCGTTCAAGTAGTTCTCCCATTCGATTTCGAGGATAAAGATAAGTAAGGGTATCTGTATCTGATGAACTTCGATGTCGTCCAGTTCTACTTTAGACCAGTTGAAGCCAAGTAAAACTCCGTAAATTGGGTAGAATCCGATATTAAAATTCATTTGTTATCTGGTTTATTTGTTGCAGCTTGGCTTTTAGATACGTTATCTGTTGCTTCAATTCTGCATTCTCTTTAACCAAATAATCATAATTAAGCACATTGGTTACCGTTTTTTCTTCGGGCGTTTCTTGCTTTGGCAATTCACCTCGAATATGCAAGGCCGACTTCAATGCCGATTCATAAAAAGCGTTGCGCCTGTATTGCAACTTCTCGTAGTGAATTACGGTCGAGTGGTCTTTGCCTAATTGGAACCCAAGCTCCGTTAAGGTGTACATAGGTCGGAACGCCTTGCAATACGCCGAGCGAACTACTACGTTTCTTGCCTTACGGCTTCCATCGTCTTTGTACTGAATGTAGTCGCAGAATGTTTTGTAGTTCACCTTTTGCCTCGGTATTGTGCCTTGCCCATCTGGCGTTGCGTTAGTACGTGAAGGAGTGGCACGTTGTAGGTCTTGCCTTGTTCGTCTTGTATAAGCATCCACGCTCCCCAGTCCTTCCAGTTGCTTGCTCTGCGGTAGTCAAGGACAACAAAACGCTTCTGGTCTATTTCAAAGATTTCGTCAATGTCAAACGGCAGGGGGATAAAATCGTTTCTCATATAAGCTGCTCTTGAAGTTTTAAGATTTCGGCTTTTGCTTGGTCAAGTTGTACAAGCGACTGGTTTAGGTCGTAGCGCAATTTAGAGTTGTCCAAGCGGGCTTCGAGTACCTTTACGTCTAACGTCCTTTTAAGGTCAACCATATCCTCGAGCATTTGCGTTGCCTTCCATAAGGAAAGAAGGTGGTCAACAATTACCGTCTCTTTCGGGTTATCTACCGCTACTTGATTAATCCACAAGATAGCGTCATTCACACGGAGAATCTTGTCCCTAACGTGAATTTCCCAAGCGTCTTCAGAATGGTGCATCGGTGTCATTTAAGGTAATTTGTACAGGTGTCGGAGCGTCCAGCAAGTTATATCCGTCTATCTTAAATCCAACATTTCCTCGGATAGATTCCATTCGGATTGGGTCACCCAGCGGAGTAGGTCGTCCGCCTGTTTCCATTTCCTTTGTTTTTCTCACGTGTAGCTCGGTAAATAACCAGTCGGTCGGGTGTTGGGCCATTCGGTGAACCACCAGTACACAGTCGGCACGGTTGCCCCACTTGCCGCCTCCTTCGATGTCCGAAGTCATTGGGGGCATTGGAAGCCCTGCGTATTGATGGCCCTGCGGAAAGGTTCTACGCATTGCTTCGGTTACTGGGTGTGTGTTTACGACTGTTGTTACGTTGTTCTTGTGGGCGAACACCCGAATAGCCGAGGCCACCTCGTAGTGGTATTCGTGCATTCCTGTCTTCCCAAGTTTCTTTTGGTCGGTAGATAGTGAGTTGTACGGGTCAATAAGTGCGCCAGTATAATCCCACTCCTCTTTGATTTCCTCCATAACCCGCAACAGGCCAAAGGCATCGTACAACTTGTTTCCGTCAATGAAAGTAAAGTATTCGTTCACAAAATCAAGGTGGCGATACATTACGTGTTCTGGTATCTGTTGAATCGGGGCGCAAGCAAGAAACTCAATCATTTTTCTTTTGAGTGAGTGTACCTCGTTTTCTGCTGAATAGACCAACCACTTCTTCTCGTAGTTCTGGGATTGCATAAGCATAAGGTAAATAAGCGTATGCGTCTTACCCACGTTGGCGTGGCCAGTTACAACGATAAACTCCCCGTCTTTGAAACGTAGGTATTCGTCTATCTTGGGATTGCCGAGCTTGCCAGTATCGAAATACTTGCCCGCCCTTGCTCGTTCCAGAAACGGCAGTACCGCTTCGTTGGTTAGGATGTCTGGGTGTCTCATTCTGTGTGTTTGGTCAAAAGTAAACAAAATATCAATACAAAAAACTCAAAGCAAAAAAAAGCCCCTCCGAAGAGGGGCCAGCAGTCCTAAAAAACACACACACTAAAAAGGACTGCTTTCTTCTACACGTGGAGCGAAGTGTTCCTCGTGGCTTGCGCCCTTCTGCTCGTTGAGCATCCAAGCGTTAAACTTATCGGCAAGCTCAAAAATCTTATCTACTGGAATCGTTGCTCCTTGTGAAACGTAGGCAGCAGACATTTCAACCGCAGACTTCAAAGCTACTTGACGAATAATGGACTTACCACGGTCGTCGTTACCCGCTGCGCTCTTTGCAAACGGAGCGGTGTAGTTGTTTTGGAATCCTGCTTTTTGAATCTTGATGGTTCCCTTCTCGTTCTTGGTGTAGGTAACGTCGTCACCTACTGCGTAAGGGGGAGTTGTGGACTTTGCGAAAGTCGTTCCGAAGTCGCCATCGTCGAAGCGTACTTCAAACTTGAAAAACTCGTTCCACTGTCCTGTTGGGGTGATGCTGGTGATTTTAGCCATTTTGCAATTCGTTAATTAAGGTTCGTTTTAATACTTCGTTTTCTGCTTCGAGGAACTCGTTGCGTGAGGCAAGTGCCTCGATGCGGTGTTGCAGAAATTCCACCATTTGTGCGGCCCCATCTTGAGACCAATTCGTTCGGAAGGTGTATTCCATAAAGTGAGTGTGTTGGTTAATGGTTCAAAGATATGTAAAAAATCAATACCACAAACATTCACCAAAAAAAATTACTTTGCCAGTATTCTTTTCTATTTCGGAGTTTCTAAATATGGAAACTTTTGTAACAAACCGAGCCGTGTCGTCCTGTACGCCTCCGTGCTTACGCAAACCATCCAAGGCGAACTTAATAGCCATAATACAGTTGTCGTTATCGTAGCCGTAGTTATGTTCCAAGTTTACTATAAGTGAACTAAATTTGAATTTATCGTATTTTGCTAATTGAGCAAGAACCTCGGCAACAAACTTATCCTTGGCCTTCTTGCGTACAATCCAATGCTTTGACGAGTAGAACTGGTTTAGCGAAGGAACCTTGCCAAGCGTAACCTCAATCCTTGTATCCGCAGCGAGCCGCAAAGGCGGGGTCGAGCTGGTGGATGCGTCCGAGCAGGACTTTCTCTTGCTCTTTGGCTTGGCTTCTTGTTTTGTCATTACAATTAGCGAAAAGATTCGCAATGTCCGCCAGTATCAAATCTATCTGGCTCTTTACTTGTGGATTGTTGTAGTATGGCATTTCGGTGTTTAAGTTCACGTTGTAAGTGGATTATTGCTTTCTCAATATCTTGCTCTATCGGGTTGTCTTGCTTCTTGCCCGCACGGAGCAAATAGGCGATTGCAACTCCGAGGTTGTAATTATCCTCTTGGAAGTCCAGTACCACGTCCATCGCTTCGATGCCCTTGTACTTGCCTATGTAGTATTTAGGTGCGCTCATTTGTCAAAGTGCTTTACGCCTTGCTCGAAGGTGTTGTATTTGCGTATGTCTCTTGCTTCGTCAATAGATAGGTTGTAGTCGCAAAATCCAAAATGATTCAAGAAGGCGTTGGTGTAGTCGTTCTTCAAACGACCCTCCTCGATAGCAAAGTATTTCATTCGCTTGGTGTTTCTATCTGTTCCCATATTGCAAACCTAACGCAGGATTGTTTAGGTTGTTGCAGTGTTGAAAACAAAAAAGTTATTAACACTTGTCGGAGGTATGCTCCTAATGCTTATTTTTTACAACTAGTTAGTTAACTTACTAGTTAGTTAACTTACTTAACTAATAACTAACTTAACTAGTAAGTAAAGTTAAAACTTGACTAAAATTAAAAATAAAAGAAAATCTTTGATTTAAGACACTTTTATATGTCAAAGCATATCAATGTACCACTTTTGGTAGAAAGTGTATTAGAACGCATATAAAGTACCTCTATCGCCTTAATAACACTATTATCATCATACCAACTGCAAACAGCATCAGGTACTTTTCGTAATTGCGGCTTTTAGGAGCCGTCACGGAGGTCTTTATGTATTTAGTCACTTGTACGGTGTCAGGTAGGCACGTTGCTTTAACACGCACCGTATCAAAGTTCCTAACAATTTTTAGGCGTATATTATCCTTTTGGACAACTACCGTATCAATATCTTTTAGCGTGAGTGTATCCCAAAGGTTTCGCTCTTTGGTTACAATAGTGGTATCAAACTTCGTTTGCCAGACGTTTGCTCCTTTCTTTACGGCTTGACGCAAATGCCATTCGGCGGAACAACTACCCAGAACAAGACTCACAATCAGGATTATCAATAGAGCAAGCAGGGGGTGTGGGTACGTCTTCGAGTTCATTAAGCCAGCTTTCAAAATTGGATATATTTGGTTTTCCCATTTTTCTTAATTGCTTTTAATACTTCTCCTTTGTTGTTGTTAACGTCGTAGCTTACGTGAATCCACGCTGGCTGGCTATCTGTACCAAACTCCCAGATGAGCTGCTTAAAATGCGTCTGCTTGCGTATGTAGGCAAATACAGAAGCCATATCCTCGCACTGAATGTCTGCTGCTCGTCCGAATAGGTGGTCGCTTGTTGCTCCTACGCCCCCAACTGCTGCATTAACCGCAGGCGAGCGATAGCCGCTGGTGACTTCAATAGGTCCGAACTTGTCTCTTGCTGGTTGAAGGACGTATTGTACCAAGTATTTCAAATTGGTTATCGCTTCTTGGCTTGGCTTGTTCGGTAAACCCGTTGAGGTCTCGGTAAACTCGCTCAAACTGAAATTTTCAGATAGCTTCATTTTTGATAAATTTTATGCAGTAACTCTAACTGGTTCCGAGTTAACGTGTCTTATATCGCACTTTTTGGTAGCAAGTTATCCCCTATATGGTACCTTATCTTCCCTGCCCTCGGTACTTCTTACTCGTCACCCCTTTGTTCGGGCTTTTGGTGTGTCTTCCGAGTTTTGGTTTTGCCTTGGTTATTTTTTTTGTCTGTTGCTCCTTCGCCATCTCTGCTCATCATTAATGCAAATCCACCCATCAGGAACGCACTAAACTCCGTTAGAGACGCTTTCTCGTACCAAACGAGTATTCCCCCGAACGAAATTAAGATAAGCCCTATTACGGTTGTCTTTGGGTTTCTAAAAATTCTATCTATCATTCTTAATATCCCGACTCCAACGCCACAAGGTGTAAACGAAGGAGGTTAGCATTACGACCATTCCTGCAATCTGGTGTACCTCGGCAATCGTAAGTCCACCAACGGCCAAAGACCAGCTTGTTGCTACTGCGCTTGTACTATCGTGTTTCATTCCTCAATCGGGGCAGGGGGTTGGCAATAGGCGGCATCTGGGTTGGCAGCGCAGTATTCTTGGGCGTAAACTTCCTCCCATCCTGCAAAAATATGGATGCCACAAGGCGCAGGCCAAACCACCGAATCAGCATAGGCGGCAAGCGGTTCGTTTTGCCATAAGATGTCAACGGCATAGTTAGGGTTCTCGCTTACGCAGATGCGCTCTCCTTGCTCGTTTGTTTCCCATTGGGTACAGATATGTCCCAACTCAACTACGGCCACTACAAGCTCCGTATTCCACGTGGTCTCGGTGATGCCATCCAGTGAGGTGGTAGTCTTTTCTATTGCTTTTTTGGCTGTTGCCCAGTCAGCAAACTCGTATTTTGAAAATGTCATAGTAAGTAAATAAATAATCCACCGAATAGTGTTGCAATCAAGTCCTTGTAGTCAAATCCTCCGTAGCGTATTTCGTCTATTAATTCTTTGCCTGCTGCTGCGACAAGCACGAGCAACAT